TAGTTCAGCAGGTGGTATCATTCTGACTGAATCAATAGATAAAGGTAGTAAACCTGCTTTAGTCTTATCAGTAGGTACTGGAGCACTAGGTAAGGTTTTATCAGGCAATAGAGTATTTCTTGATTGGTCAAAATCAATGCCAGTAAATGTAGAAGGTAAAGCCGCAGCAATCATTGACTGTGACCACATTAAAGCAATTATAAGCGAAGAAGATTAAAAATAAAGGTTTACATTTGATGCCGGTTATGGTATAATATACATTATGAAGAAAAAAGTTGGAATTACAGCATCTACATTTGACCTATTACATTCAGGTCATGTAGCAATGTTGAGGGAAGCAAAAACTGCATGCGATTATTTAATATGCGCACTGCAGAATGACCCATCGGTCGACAGACCAAATAAAAACAAACCCATTCAGAATATCGTGGAAAGACAAGCACAATTGTCTGGAATTAGATATGTCGATGAAATACTAGTATATAATACAGAAGATGAATTAAGAGATATTTTATCCATGTATGATATTGATGTAAAGATTATGGGCGAAGAGTATAGAGATATTGATTTCACGGGTAAAGATATTTGCCAAAAGCGTGGTATTGAATTCTATTTTAATAAAAGAGAACACAGATTCTCTACAAGTGATTTGAGAACAAGAGTAATAAAGGAGAATATATAATGCCAAGTATCGATTTAACCCCACGGAAGAAACATCCGAAAGACAAAACCCCACCAAAGGCTATGCCATTTGATATAGGTTTAAGAAAATTTAGAAAAGCCTGCGATAATGCAGGTATAGTGCAGGAGGTTCGTATGAGAGAATTCTATGAAAAACCTACTGCTAAAAGAAAACGCAAGAAAGCTGAGGCAGTCTCCAGAGCAAGGAAACTACAAAGACAGAACGACTTGTATACATCGCCAAGAGGCAGGAGATAATATGTCAGTAATGGACAAACTGAAGAAAAACAGTAAAATCAAACACACAGCAGTATTAAATAAATCAGAATTTTTTACCGAAAAGGATGTGGTAACAACTAGCGTACCAATGATTAATGTCGCCTTATCTGGTGATATGGACGGTGGAATGACAAGTGGTTTAACAGTATTGGCTGGACCAAGTAAACATTTTAAAACCTCATTTGCATTATTAATGGCAAGTGCCTATTTAAAAGAACATGAAGACGCAGTATTATTATTTTATGATTCAGAGTTTGGCTCACCCCAATCTTATTTCGAGTCATTTGATATTGATACCTCTAGGGTATTACATACACCTATCGTTGATGTTGAGCAATTAAAATTTGATTTAGTTGGTCAGTTGGATAACTTAGACAGAGGCGATAAAGTCGTCGTAATAATAGATTCAATTGGTAACCTCGCATCTAAAAAAGAGCTAGAGGATGCATTAAATGAAAAATCAGTGGCAGATATGTCAAGAGCCAAAGCGTTAAAGGGACTATTCAGAATGGTCACTCCTTATCTAACTATGAAGAATATCCCTTTACTCGCTGTTAATCATACTTATCAAGAGATTGGATTATTTCCAAAAGCTATTGTTTCAGGTGGAACAGGTATTTACTATTCAGCTGATAACATTTGGATTATTGGTAGGAGACAAGTCAAAAAAGGCACTCAGATACAAGGATATGATTTCGTTATTAATGTAGAGAAATCAAGGTTCGTTAAAGAAAAATCTAAGGTACCTATCAGTTGTACATGGGACGGTGGACTTGAGCAATATTCAGGTTTATTAGAAGTCGCAATGGCTGGTGGTTATGTAGTAAAACCAACAATGGGCTGGTATGCTTCTGTCGATAAAACAACAGGAGAAATCAATGAGCCAAAGGTCAGAGAAAAAGATACTCTAACAGAAGAGTTTTGGGCACCAATATTTGAGTCATCTGACTTCAAAGAATTTGTTAGGACATACTACCAAATAGGTCACAAACCAATGCTTGACATTGATTTAGAAACCACTTTACAAGAGGAGTAGAATAGTGTATAATATAACAACAAAGGATTATTCTATTGTAGAAAATCCGGCTTCTGAATTCCATGGTGTATTATTAAAGACCGGAGTTTATAAGGAAGTGGTTGTTGTTTATGGAACCGTATCAATCAAAGAGTCCCCCGAACTTGATATGGCAACACTTGGATTTACATTTAATATCCAAGACCCTGGAGATAATGATTTTGATACTCTGAACACATCAGAGGAATTTAAAAATTATCTTGGCGCGGTATTACAACATATTATAACAGATAGTTTAGAATGGGGAAATGAAAACAATTTAACGAGGATAGGAATTGGAGAATCACTTACAGACACACATACTGAATCACCTACTAAATAATGAGGATTACTGCAGAAGAGTTGTTCCTTATTTAAGGAAGGAATACTTCGAGGGAACACACAAGGTTGTTTTTGACCTCATTACAAGGTTCGTTGGTCAGCATAATAAATTACCTACGGCAAAGGTATTACAATTAGAGCTAAGAAAAATTAGTGCACCGGAAGATGTACTAAATAATTCAGCAACTTTAATAAATGAAATTGCCATAAAATCAGAAGTTGATACAGAGTATCTAATTCAGGAATCAGAAAACTGGTGCAGAGATAGAGCAGTACATAATGCTATTATGGATTCAATATCCATTATTGATGGCAAGGATGCTGAAAGGACTGAAGGGTCCATACCAGAAATATTATCAGAAGCATTAGGTGTTTCCTTTGACCAACAGATTGGTCATGATTATATAGATGATTCCGATGAAAGATACGAATTTTATACTAAGAAAGAATCTAGGATACCTTGGGACCTTGATTACTTTAATAAAATTACAAAGGGTGGATTACCCAATAAAACATTAAACATATGCTTAGCAGGCACAGGCGTAGGTAAATCTTTATTCATGTGTCATTGCGCAGCATCGGTCTTACAGCAAGGTAAGAATGTTTTATATATTACCATGGAGATGGCTGAAGAAAGAATCGCAGAGCGTATCGATGCCAACCTAATGGATATCCCTATTGAACAATTACAGAGGATTGGTAAAACAGCCTTTGATAGTAAAATACAAAAAATCGCACAGAACTCTATCGGTAAACTTATTGTTAAGGAATACCCAACAGGGTCTGCGCATACTGGACATTTTAGAGCATTATTAAATGAGCTAAGATTAAAAAAGAATTTCACACCAGATATGATATACATTGATTATCTAAATATATGTTCATCTAGCCGCATGCGTGGGCTTGGTGGGAGTATAAATAGTTATTCATACATAAAAGCTATTGCAGAGGAACTGCGTGGCTTGGCTGTGGAATTTAATGTTCCAATAGTATCGGCAACTCAGACCACGAGGTCTGGTTTCAGTAATACTGATGTCGGCCTAGAGGATACATCTGAATCGTTTGGTTTACCAGCAACGGCTGACCTCATGTTCGCTCTTATATCAACAGAGGAACTAGAGGACTTGGGTCAATTATTGGTAAAGCAATTGAAAAATAGATATAACGATCCAACCAAATATAAGAGATTTGTAATTGGTGTGGACCGTTCCCGCATGAAATTATATGATGTAGAGGAGTCAGCTCAGGCAGATATTATGTCTGATACGATTCCGGATAAACCAATAAATAAATTTGGCGACAGGGACTCGGAAGATACTTTTGCCAACTTTAAAATATAAAGGAGAAACTATATGAATATGTTAAATACAGCAAAAGCTTGGTTAATGGACCGATGGGCAGAACGCACATCTTGGGACGGTGGACTTATTGTCGGCCTTTCATTATCATACCTATTACTAGGTGGACTTGTCGACTTAGTAGCTTGGGTAGCCCTGGCTTACGGTGTATACACTTTTATTGCAAAAGAAGTATAACAACCCTTTAATTATGACATTCATGGGGGACTTTCACAGTCCCCTTCTTTTTATACAAAGTTTTGTTACAGGCATGTTACAGGCATGTTACGAGTTTGTAACAATTTGTATTATTTTCATCTAGCGTGTTTACATTTACCTTAGAATAGAGTATAATATACCTATATTTAAAATTAATGATAAGGAGATAAATATGCAAAAACTAATAATCAACACTCAGTACATGGAAAACTACGGCGATAAGGTAAACCCTTACCTGAAGTTCAAAGGTGGTTCCACCTATGTCATGTTCAATGTCGGTACTCTTAATGAGAACGAAATTGCTACGCATGTGGCAAGGGTAAGGCCTTTTATCACTACTGACTTGGAAAAGTCAAATGGTGGTTCTGAGGAATTTATTATCGACAGTAAAGTCATGAACCATGCCGACGAGCATTGTGCAGACTTTGAAACTGCAACCCAGTTTTACTTTAAGGGTACAGAAGTACACTTTATGAAAGTTACCGACAACCGTGTAGATGGTTGGATGCGAAAGGAAATCCTAGAGCAGACCGAAACTTGGGTCGGCGTTCCTACTAATCCACAGACTAAAAGTGGCAGAGGTAGTTACAAGTCAGAATATCTTATGGAAGATGGCGACATTGTAAACGGCCAGAACGGTCTTAAGGATTGGTTCGCAACTGCTGAAGTCGCATAACATTTAAATGCCACCAGCTGGGTGTATTAAAGCAGCTGGGGTTGATGTCCGAACATCCCAGGTGAGTATGAAAAGGCTCACCACACTTTTATTTAATGGAGAAAAAATGATAGACTATAATGTAATTAAAAAAACTAAATGCCAACTCAAATATCGAGGAATTGATGTTTATACGCTTAACCATGTCAGATGGTTGCCTAAGATGTATGAACCATTCACATTCGACTTTGATGTGGTTAAAAAGAGAATCGAAGACAAGAGAGCCGCTGGGTATGAAGATGATGTTTCAACAATAAAAAGAAACATTAAAAGAGTTACCTCAGACAACCCTGGAATATTTGACGAGTTCTTACCACTTTT